GACCAAACACTTTGACAAAGACTTTAAACACTTTTGGCATGATGACCATACCAACCACCAGGTTGAAAATCACCGTAGCCACAATAGCTTCTGTCCCGGTTAACTCTAAGGCTGTAGCAATCCAAGAACCCCCATCTGATCCCACGTCAATGACCGTCAAAACGATCGCCACAATAATCAGGAAGACTCGAAACCAAGTTTGCTGATACCACTTCACTTTGGTCACAACGCGACTGTTGAACACAAAGTGCAGGGCCCGGGAATACAGGATCTCTCGATCAGAGATTAAATAGTCCTCTGACACCGTCTTGTCGATGGGGATCAGAAGAATGGAATCCGTCTCGTCACCCACGGTGTTGTAGCCACCGTAGATGTAATAGGTCATCTGCAAACCAATCACCACGATCTCTTCGTACATGTTGGCCGAGATCTGATGGCGGTACGTGTGGGTCTTGGTGGGCACAATTTCCGTATAGAGCTCGCCCGTTTCAAAGTTCGACACAGCCTGTTCGACGTTGATCGTCTCGAACGCACTGGTGTAGGTGTCGACGCTACCGATCACGCCCGCGCGGATCCGCTTGTAGATGCCGCTGTGGCTCAGGGCTTTCTTGAAGCGCTGGTCTTGAATGATGACGGTGTGCGCACTGCTGCCCCACTGGAAGCCAGAACCACCACCCAGAACTCGCAACGATTGCGCAACGGCTGCTGAGTTGTCTTGCTCCGTGGCTTCTCGTAGCGTGTTGAAGTAGTCGAACAAATAGCGGTTTTCTTGCTTGTTGGTGGACACCGGGGGAACAGCAAACACCAGCATGGCCTGCTCGATGTCGGCAATGTCTGGGTTCTCATCAACAGCCGCACCAACGGCATCAAAGTCCAGCCCCAAGGTCTTCATCATCTTCTTGGAAGTCTTGTAGGCCTGGGTTGTCTTGTTTGAAGAAGTCGATGACTTGGCATACCGGAAGTAGGTGAACGGAAAATACGATCCCGATTCGGCCGGCCCATCTACAAAGATGTTGTCAAGCTCAGAATGCACACCTGACTTGTTCAGGTAGGCCCAGTACTTGGTCTCGGTACCCACCACATACTTCGTCATGAAGTAGCCATCCCGGTAATCAAATGCTGCGTGAGAAAGCGTAAAGGAATCTTCCATCACAGTGGCTCCCATTTTCCACACGTAGCTCACGACAAGGTGCAGCTCTGTAGCTGCGCTGCTGATAGCGATCGGGGTGTGTGCTGTGTACGGAGCCAGCTCAGGACCAGAAGCAGGGCGTTGCGGCGTGTAGCCGGCAGCTGCAGACATGCCCCACTGCTCAAGCATAGCTTTGTCCAACGTAGCCAACTGGCTTTCAGGTACCACAACGATCATGTCCTTCAAGTAGACAGGCGTGCCCTTCTGAGTGGTGAGGTTGGCCAACTGGTTGGTGTCTGGGTTGTACCCATGGTCATCCATCAAAGCCATCCAGCCCATGTGCTGCACGTTCGGAGAACCGTAGTGCGAATACTCAATAGCAATCTGCGCGCCCTCGGCTTGCTCGAGAAACGCTTCTACTTGCGGGCGGGCTTGGTTGGCTGAATAGATTTCACCGGACGGCATGCCCCAGGTGTATTGGTTCTCAGCGTACCGGTACATTTTTTCAGCGCGCATACCGATACTAGCCACGAGCTCTTCCATGACATAGTCAGCGACGTTGCCATCACTGAAGAGCGCTTTGATTGAGCCAGACTTGACGGCATCAGGAACGGCATCGTTGTCGATGAGCCGAGAAACAGAAGTGGCCACCCGTGTGACCTCTTCGCTTTTGAACGGATTCCATCCCATGTGCAGTCCTGACTTCTAAGAAAAAAAGGGAGCACTTGGCTCCCCTGTTTATTGCCCTTGGGGGTTAGGCCCCGACTCCACTTAGCAACTTGGTGACCGCTCGGCCCACCGTTGCATCGTTGAGCATGTTGGTGCCGTCGGCCACGGTACCTTCGTCCGTGGTTCGTCGCACGTTCCAGGTGTCGATCATGACCTTGGCAGCTTTCTGTTCGGCATCACGTTTGAAGCCATCGGTCTGCGCTTGGTACAGGGACTTCTGACGGCCCAGCACCGAGTCTTCGTCCACACCCAGAGACAGGATCTGTGCACGTTCGCTGGCGGTCTTCTGAGCCAGCAATGCAGTTTCCTGATTGGCTTTGAGGATGTTGGCCATGGTGAGATCGTACTCAGCGCGCAGCTTGCACTCTTGAGCCACCAGCACGGTGTTCTCGACTACAGCGTTGAGACGTTGCTGCTCCACCAGGGCAATTTGTTTGACCAGCAGCTGCGCTTCCAAGTCTGCCTTCTGTTTGGTCAGAAGGAACTGGGTCGCTGTCTGCAGGACTTGTGTCATGGCACCCAGATAGACCTCTGAATACTCAGTGCCCTTGATCCGGTTCTTGGCAAACTCGGCTTCCAAATGCGCTGCAGCAGCAGACATCAGGACATCGAACACGCCAGTCCCACCAACGGTTTTGGTGGTCAGATCTGCATTGGTAATTGCGGTCATAGGTCTATCCAGGATTTGTTTTTAGTTGTCGACTGAACCAGCCATGGCTTGACGTTGAGCTAAGTCATGTAACTCGTCTTTCGTCAGGTCAGGCAACACTTCAATGGCGAACTCACGGATGAGCTTGCCCTTGCGAGTCTTGTTGCCACGGCTGTCGGCGGTGGTCACGAACACTTGGCATTGGCGATCGACCAAAGCCTTGTAGATCATGTTCGGAACGTGCCAACCTTCGTCTGCGTTGAAAGGCACGAACTTGGAAAATGATCCAACGATTGCGTTGCCGACGCTAATGATCTCGCCTGGCCACTCGGCTTTGGCTGGATTCATGCAGGTCAGACGGATGCGCACCAAACGGGCTGCATCATCTTTCAAGCGCTTGTTGCGTTGAGTCTCAGTCTCAACGGCAGTGTTAATTTGGGCTGCGGTAGGCTCTGGTGCCTCTTCCTTAGCAGGTGCTTCTGTTGCTGTCACGGCGGCATTCACCTTTTCACGCAACTTCTCCAAACCAATGGAGGGATGATAGGCAACGCCCATCATGTCGGCGCGCGCTTTGAGCGCTGTGAGCTCGTCTTCGGCTGTTACTTGGATATCGGTGTCTTGAGTATTTTCAGACATTGCGTTCTTTCAGAGTTGAGGAAACAGAAACGAGGAGAGGAGATTTCTCTCCCCTCCTCTATCGATTACAGCTTAGCTGCAGTCTTGATCAAGGCAATACGCTCAGGACGCAATGCCATGAAGCCGTAGTACCACTTGATCGACATGAAGCCAGTCTCGCCGTATGGATCCAGGCTGGTAGCAGTTGCTTCACCAGGAGCCTTGTGCAAGATCTTGAACTTCACGCTCTTGCCATCAGTTTGGAAACCGATGGTTGTGAAGGACTCATCGCCCACCACCAAGATTGGGAACACGTCGTAACGGCCAGAAGTTTCGTAACAGGTTGCGTCGCCAGAAGCATCAGCACCGGCACCAGCCCACTTCATCATTTCAGGAACCACGACCAAACGGAATTGGTCAACGGTACCGACTTCACCGTTCAGGGTAGTACCCACGGCATCACCGTAACGCTCCACGCCAACGAAGGCAGGGTTGTCATGCAAGTCTTTCATCGCACGGAACACGGGGAGCAATTCGCTACCGATGTAAGCCACGCGAGCAGACGGGATGGTCTTGGTGTCGATCATGCGAGAACCGGTGATGATCTTGGTTTGCTTGGGGCAACGGTTTTGATCCAACTGGATCGAGACGCGCATCAAGTCACCATAGGTCACAACAGTGCTCGAAGTGATTTCGCTGTTGGTTGTAGCAGCACCGGGGAAGCGCACCACACCAGCGGCGTTGATCAAGTCGATCTGCAAAGCATCTTCAGTGATCTCGTTGGCACCCAACAGCATTTCGCGGTTGATGTGTTCCATCAAACCTTCGTCTGTGTCGAAGTCCATCGATTCTTGGGTGTACTCGTCGAAGAAGCCAAACTTCTCGAGAGTGCCTTCGAGTTCGATACGCTTGAAGCCCACACGGTTCACGCGGCCGCCAGTCTCAGAGAGAGCAGGCATCTTGCCGGAGATTGTGCCGATGTCCTTGCTAGAACCGTACATGTTGCCCGAACCTTGTTGGGTCAGAGCGCCGATGTTCAGAGCAGCAATGGCGTTGGCTTTGGTAGCGTTGGCAACCTTGAAGTTCAAAGAACCAGTCACGGTGATCGTGGCTTTGCCAGTACCAGCAGAACCATCAGCACCAGCAACAGCGGTCACGCCATCAAGGTTGTCGTTGATCGCAGTAGCGGCAGTTGCCTTGTCAGCGTTGGCCACAGCCAAAACTGCACGGGGCAAAGTCACGTAGTACTGAGTGTTGGTCACTGCGACGCCAGCAGCATCGATACCTTGGTCGTTGATGTTGCGATCATCGAGCATAGGCATGTAGTGATAACGCTTGATCTTCTTGCCGTAGTTTTTAGGCATAGAAGTCACGTCAGCCAACTGGCTGAAGAATTGCAGTTTCGGCAGCTCTACCAGCGCTTTTTTAGCGTAGTAGTGATTGACGATTTGAGGGCCGACGGTCGAAGCGACGGCAGGGGGATTGTTAAATTGTTGACCCATGATACGGTTTCCTTAATTACAGAAATTGTTTGTTCACATGTTTGCTGAACTCTTCATCAGACATCGACAGGGGATTGAAGTCCGCCGGCATCGAGTTAGAGACAACAGTTTTAGTGGAGCTTGCAGCCCGCTTTTTGTCTTTAAGTGCATCACCATCGACCTGCTTCGGTTTCGGTTGGACCACAACTTTCTCAGCGGCTTGTTGCGCTTTGGCTTGGGAGCTACCCTGAGCCACTGCGTTAAACGCGCCCTGAGCGTGCAGTCGGTCACCGACTTGCCGGTAGGCTTCGATATCAGATACACCAACCAAGCGACCAAACATGCGATCGTTGTCAATCTCTTTCTGAATGCGATCATAAATGCCACTTGAAACGTGTTCATTGATGACTCGCATAATGGCAGGATTGGCAGCAATCACACCTTTGCTTGCAGCGTCCCACTTAGTGCCAACAATATCGAGTGTCCGGGTGTACGAAGGAGTTCCTTGAATTTCATCAAGGACCGTATCCAGCTCTATCTCGCGGTCGTCAACAGTGTAAGTAGACTGCTTATACGCGCTTGCTTTGTCAGCGGACAGATCCATAGGATCAATTCCGCTGTCCTTCACCAGTTTATTGATCGCGGCTGGATCTTTACGATTCAGGTCGATCAGGAAACTGATTTTCTCTTCGCTCAGAAGTTCTGCTTTTTCAAGCAACTTCATGAGTTTCAGATTGGGTTTCAGAGCGGCCATCTTCTTGTTGTAGTTGGCTCCCATCTGCATCAGGGTGACAGCTTCGTCAACTGAGTTGACTTTGATGTCTCGCCCGTTTGCCTTGAATGGAGCCAGAAGACGCTCGTACTCTTGCTTGAAATCAATTGTAGATTCATCTGCAGGCTTATCTTCAGCCTTTGGAGAATCTTTTTGGTCAGCAGGTTTTTGATCCTGTTGATTTTGTTCTGTGCCCTCGGCATCGTCCGCCGACTGCGCTTTGCCGTCGGTCGCCGTACCGGCTTCCTCGGCAGCTGCGTCGTCGTCCTCGCCTTCGTCAGCGTTTGCTTGGGCATCGCCCTCGGCATTTGCAGCATCAGCGTCGCCAGCAGCCTGGTCGTCTTGAGCACCGTCATCAGCTGGATCAGCTGAGTCGTCCTCGTCTTCGGTGGAACCAACAGCAGCAGGCCCAGGGCCCGTCATGTTCATGATTTCCTCGTCCGACATGGAGAGGTAATCAGGTTCCTGTTGTTGCTTGGTGTCTTGAGGATCAGCCATGATTAGACCTCCTCAGCAGCAAGTTCTTCGATCATCGACTCATCCTGCTCAATGCTCTTGCGGGCAATGGAGGCTTGTTGAACGATAGTTGCAAAGAAGAGGTTCAGATTGCCGATGGAGTCAATCTGGGTGAGGATCAGCTTTTGCATCTCGGGAGATTGGAGGGCTGGATTGGATTTGGCTTGAACCAGACGGATGGCTTCTTTTTCGAAGTAGCCTTCCAAAACGATTGCTCGGAAGTCACGGTTGGACTTCAAACGCTCGAGGGTGTCGCCCAAATCAACCAGCTTACGTGCTGCCTTGATGTTTTCTTCGATCTCTTTGAGTTGGTTGGTGCTCATTGTCTACCAGTGCTTTCGAAAAGTTAATAGAGGGATAGATAAGTGTTATCCACCCCTCAATCATATTACTTTTTTAAGCTGGTTGTTTCCGGATGTACTCTTTGAGTAAATCATGACCACGTTCTTCGCGCTGGAAATCGTGTTCCATGGTCTTCGTCATCATCTGACTGCGAGCTTGTTCGCCATGCAGTTCCTTCTCACGTTCTTGTTTAACGCCGGATTCTTGTTCGACGAAATCCAAGTTCTTGAGATCGGTATCTGACTTGACGTTTGCAGCCACTTGACCTTCTGTTTCAGACTTAGCCACATTCAGTTGAGCGGTTGCTTGGTGCTGCATGGCCATGGCCTGCTCTTTGGCAATCTGAGCCTTGAGCAATTCGATCTCGAGCTGAGCCTTCTCTTGCTGCAGCGGATCAGGTTGAGGCTGGAATGTCTCCACACGGTGAGCAAAGTCTGGCATCTTGCGCAAGCGCGCGATGTCACCCAGGATCATGTTCACAATGCCGCGGTCACCGTTCGGCCCAATGGTCTGCAACAGGAAAGCCAACTGCTCAGCCTTGTTGTTGTCTTCCTCGGCCGTGCTGATGGAGAGCTTCAGGTCGAAGTTGCCAGCCAAGTCGTCACGGCGGATGACTGCGAACTCATCGTTGGTGATTCGGACGACTTCTTCGTCAGACAAGAACTCGGCGTTCATGCTAATGATCTTGCGGCCGATACGGACGATGCCGCTTGATAGACGGCGAAGGATTCCGAGCTCGCGCTTGGAAGCTGCATCCAGTGCACCCCGCACGCCGGCAGCAACATCACCCAAGGATTGGCCAGAGACGCCTTGGGAGAATGACTTCACCCCGGTCATCGACTCGGCTTCCATGTTCTGCAGGCTCAGCATGAACTGGGCCGACTGTGGGATCTCGGGGTAGGTGTGCATGAAGACACCTTGGCGAGGATCGACGTTTGCGTTGAACTCGTAGTCCAGGCCCTTGTCAAAGCGACGGCGGTTCGTCGTGTCCAGCATGTCCTTGCGGATACCCGTCTGGCCGTTGGCCGACTTGCCCATGATGTCGATCATGCCGCGCGTGACCGCACCGACCACCTTCTGGTTGTCTTCCAGCAGCGCGCCGTCTGGCTCGCCGTAGTTGCTCTTGCGAACGGGCAGGTAGTGCTCGACAACAAAGGGAATCTTCTTGTCGGGGTAGGGGTTCTTCTCCATGCGGATCATGGTGTCGCCCACCCAGGCGGCAACGAATGGCTCGACTTTGCCGTCACCGTTCAGATCCCAGTAGCCCCAGTACTCGTGAACCACCAGCTTTTTGCGCGGTGCGTCGTTGAAGTTGAAGCTGCGCACGCCGTCTGAGGGCGTGTGGTTTGGGGTACCCAGAACCGTGTTGGCATCGATGTTCACGTACTCGAGGTTCTTGTAGCGCTTGTCTTTCTTCAGCGCCGACATCGAAGTCTCGAAGGTGTAGATGACGAAGCCAGCCTTGTCGATGTTGCCCAAGCAGGTGGGGTCGATCGTCACGTTGCGGTAATCGCAGACTTCCAAGGTCGGGCGGTTGAAGAGCGTGCGCATTCGCTTCTCTTTCTTCTGGCCCTTGACCACCGGTTCAATCGGCTGGCCCTGTTCTTTGTAAAGCTCGTGCGCTTGCTTGAGTTCCTCTGGAACGTCGGTTGCGTATTCGCTGGGAGAGTCTTCTTCGAGTGCATCAAGGTGCTCGTGCATCGGGGCAAACTCAGGGTTGATCACATATTCCACATCCGGGACGTCGGCGAGGTATTCCTCCTCTTCGAATTCCCAACCTACACGGACAATTACCGTACCCTCATCGACTGCAGTGCGCACGTACTCATCGATGAACTTGGTCTTGTCTACATGCACGTTGAACTGGTGATTCAAAACCAGTTCATTTTGCTTTGCTGCATTGCGATCTTCCCAGGTCACGGGTTTGACGTTGAACACATCATCCGTACTGAGGAACGGTTCGCTCAATGCAGCATATCGCCACTCGGCTTGCTTCCGGATTAGCTTTGGAACAATCGCCGAGTTTCCCTTGGGTGTATTGACCTTTGCTGAACCGGTGACGTTCAGGTTGTCAAGCCACTCAGCAATCTTGGTTTTCTGAAGATTGTGCGTAGGGGTGGCATACGTAAGATCCGACTTGAGCGTACCGAGCTTAGGTGGATTCTTCCAGTTGGTCAGTGCTGGTGCTTCCAGCCCAAGCTGAACAGCTTGCGTGTTGTCGTCTTGAATCATAATTGCGCAGTTCTTTAGGTACCTAAGATCATCCCGTTAAACCTTTTGAAAGTAACGAAATGGACATTCAATCTCTTCACTCGGCATTCATTATGCCAACAAAGGCTTCTGACAAAGCAGGAGCGTTCGACATCTTTATGCCTGAGGCAGGTGAAGCCACCGGAGAAAGCCGTTTGGTCGGACTCGGTTTTGCTGCTGCAGTCCCCGAGGGCCACGTCGGTTTATTGCTGCCGCGTTCCAGTGCCGGTGCAAAGCACGGTGTAGAACTCAACAACACATGCGGTGTGATTGACTCCGATTATCGCGGAGAATGGAAAGCCGCGGTCAAAACTAAATCCGGGCTGCCTTTCCAATGGGCTGCCGGCGACCGGGTATTCCAATTCCTGATCGTGCCGATCGCCAACATCAGCCTAAACCAGGTGGATTCTCTCGATGAAACAGTGCGCGGTGAAGGTGGATTTGGGTCGACCGGCAAGTAAATCCCGACAAACCAAAGAAAAAAGCCCCAATCACGGGGCTTTTTTCATGTTTGCAGCGGGTTTACCACTTCACTTTGTCGGCCCAATAAGCCGCTGACATCTTGCCTTTGGCGATGTTTTTGGCATGTCTGGCCTTGAAAGCTTCCCTGCGATCGCGGTAGGAATTAGATTCGCCCTGTTTTTTAGGGCTACCCGACACACCTTGCTGGCCAAACCGGATGGTCTTGACCAGGTCGCCTGACTTGGCCACAACGATGTGGCTCTTGGTGGCATGGCCTGGGGTGCGCTTGGGCTTGTTGTACCCAGACACCCCCGCGCGCTCGAGTCGAGAATCTTTTTCCATACTCAGACCCAGCCGTTTTTCTCGATACGGTTGTACTGGGCACCCTTGTCGATCTGCAGGTTCTGGTTCTCCAGCTCCTGGCAGGCCATCTCGTACTTCTGGTAGTAGATGTTGCCCGTGTTGTCCTCGCCCCCGATGCCCGCTGGGGTGTGCACGCGGCTGGCGATGTAGTAAAGCAGCGCATCGACGTGTGTTTCTGGCAGCTCGAGCTCGGTTTCTTCCGGTTCGATCTCGCCTTCGTCGGTCAGGATCTTCGGGTGGTTGGCTCGGAACACGACTTCCAGGGTATCGGTCTTCAGCTCGTCAGGCAGGGTGTCCAGTTTGGCCACAATGTCTGCCGGCACCGTCAAAACACGCTGGCTTGGGGTGTTCATAGACAGCAAGTCGACGGGATTGTTCACGCTGAACTCAAAACCAGTCTCAGCAAACACGTATTCCACCTTCAGCAGCGTGTCCTTGAAAGGCATGGCCGTGTCGTCGATGTACTTCAGCACCTGCTTGCTTCGAGCATTGCTCTTGCAGTAGGCCGAGTTCAGTTGGTAGTTCAACAACCCAGGCTGCAGCTCGAGTGTGAAGCGGCCCACCTTCAGGTTGAAGCGCTTGTACAGCGCGGTCAGGCCCAGGTTGGTGTGAGCCACCAGCTTGGCATAGTCCTCAGGACGGATTTGGCCAGCGGCCCCGCCACCGATAGAGATTTGAGAGAGCTCGCCATAGGTGAGCTGGTCGAAGATTTCTTTGAGATTCATGATTGATTCCTTACACGATGTACGACGCCATCCGGTTGTCGGGCTCTTCTTCTACGTCGAGCTCCCACACCCCATCGCCCTTGCTTGAAGTCTTCAGCGGGGCTTCCTCTGAAGGTTTCCAAGCGTTCAGTGATGCCAGCATCGAGATCGTGTCGATGAAGTCATCGTGCTTACTACGGAATCCAGAAACGGAAACCAGGCTCAATTCGTTAACGGCTTCCGCCATTGTAGGCTCTGCCTTCTTCTCTAGCGGGAAAAAGACTTTACGTGCTTTGAACAGAGGAACCACGGTATTAAACCGAACGAGTTTATTGGTGTTGGGTCGGATGCCGGGCTTGGTGTCATTGCCTTCGGAAGCAAGAGGGAAGTAAATATTCCTCTCGAGCATTTGACTTTGGATCCATTGGATGAATCCACCCTGCTGACCAGTAACCTCAATGCCCACAGCTTGTGGACGGTAGACCTGCGCGAGACGGAAGAGATCATTGATGTTGGCATCCATGAGTTGACGTTTGCAGATGCCATCTACCCAGAGCCAATCACCCACATTGTTGTAGGCCCAGACTGAAATTACTGAGTAGTCGGATTTGTCCTTGATGGACGTGGCAAAGTCGGTGGTGATGTAGAAGTTGAATCGGCTCTTGTTGCGCAGCACCAAGTCAATGTTGTACCAGCAGATGTCGCTGTCTTGAATCATGCGATCTTCTTCGCTCATGATTCGCAGCATCAATTCCTGGTTGAAGGTGTCGACCTTGCCCAGCTTCACCGCGTTGTCGTACTGCTGCTTGACATAGTCGTAGGTGAATCGATCAGGCCATGAACCACGGAACTCTTCACGGGTACAAGGGTACTGCTCGCACACTGGGAACACGTTGACGCCCCATGCACCAGACTCAACAGCTTTGTACAGCGGATCTTTTGCATTGAACGGCGTACCAGACCAGATGATCATGTTCTTGGTTGGGTGAAGCGCATAGTCCACCGCTTTGTACACGGTGTCTTCCACAGCAGAGACCACCGTCGCGGAACGCGCATCCTCATCTGAGATCAAGTCATCGAGCACGGCCAGCTGCGGACGTTTGCCCAGCTCTTTCGCACCGCGCACACCGGTCTTGGCGCCGTAGCCTTTGACGATAAAGACTTTGCCGTCGGCATTCTTAAATTCCCAGCGGATGTCCGTGAAACGGATCTCGGGGATGTACTGCTTCAGAAAATCGGAACTGTCCCAGCGGAACTCCAAGTTCTTGCGCATGTTTTTCACACCGTTCTCGATCGAGTCCGAAACGTAAAGGGCCAGGTCGATTCGGCCGAACCCCGGGATCTCACCGTAGGTGCCAATGTAGAGGAACAGGTATTCGCCCATCACAGTGGTCTTAGCGATACCGCGGTGGCAGAGGTTGATAATTCGCCGGCCACCGTAGGTGATCGTATCGAGCATCCGGTAGTGGACCAGCGGGGTCTTGTTTTCCTCACCCTGCGCGCCATTCACCAGCTTGATGAAGGTGACGAACTCGAGTGCAAAGTCACTAGGCACGTAGTTCGGATCGTGCTGGTAGTCGGTTTCATTCAGGTACTGCTCCACCGTCCACGGTGCCAGGGCCTCTGCTACTGGGTCAATCATGAGTTACTTCCTTGGCCTCGACATCAAACACTTCAGCCGGAATCACCCGACTGTGGGCCACATCCTGTGCGGTGACCTGTCCTGATTCCATGGCCAAGCGCTGCGCGCGGGCCAGCTCCAACGTAGCCTGCCGCAACTGGGCAATGCTCCCATCTTCCTTGACCTTCACATCCAGCTCGACCTTCTGGGTCTCTGGCATCTTGAGGTGGGACAGCAAGGAGTTAGCTGCATCGGACCTCACCTTTTCACTGCGCGCCGTCACCATCAGCTCGGCCTGCACATTCAAGGCCTTCTGGTACAGATCCTGGTTCAGCACGTAGCTGGGAATCAAGGTCTGCTCAAAGATCAGGTTGACCAGCTTGCTTTTGTTGTAGGCCGTGACATAGCTCGCAATGTCCTTGGCCGTCACCCCAGCAGCAGCAAACCTCTGGATCTTGTCAGGAAACGTCTTTGAATACGCCTCGATGTTCGTGGCCCCCATCAGCTTGTGGCTCACGTACTTTACGGCATTAACATACTCCTGCACCTTGAACCGGCCATCAGCCATCACCTTCGTATAGCTCAGTAGGTTATCCCTGTAGGCCTCATACATCTCGGGATCGGCCAAGGTCTGGTTGATCTGGTCAACCAACTCCTGATTGATGCTCTTCTTCACCTTATCTGGAAGAGCCATCTTGAATTGATCTACGGTAAGAGCGGTCATTGGTTCCTCTAGAAATCACCTTATAGGGTTCCTATAGTAAACCAAAAAGAAAATAGCTAATAGAGTGTAATACTAAATAGCTATATATAAGACCATTAAATATAAGTACGCAGGGTAGGTGAAACCGGGGGGGGGGGAGCGGACAAGCCGCAGTTTACATAAAAACCAAACCCCTCAACTTCGGTCGGGCATTGTGCTTAAAAATTAGGCACAGGTTTTCTGTGCGCAATCTGCAAAATTTTAGGGGTCGGGTTTTTCAGATTTTTTGTAGCGGGGTACGGATGCAGTACTGGTAGTCCACTACACAATTCCTAGACTACCCCCCCCTATAGCTCCGCTATACCTCTACTCCTCATCCACCCTACCGGGTGAGTCATGGACATTCCGTCCGTTCATGAACATCAGGAGTTATCACTATGAATGCAATCCGCGCAGCCCTCTCAGTATTCGTCAGCCTCTGTGCTGGTCTCGAGAAATACGCTCTCGCCTTCTCAGCCTCTGGCGACATCGTCCACCGCATCGCTACCGTCGGTGACAAGCACGTCCAAGTCTGGGAAATCGAACAAGACCAAGCTATCGCCACTGCCAAAGCTAAAGCCCTCCAAGCCTAAGCTCCAACCCCACTTCGGTGGGGTTTCCCTTTCTACACAACTACACAACTCAGAGTCAGTCAGTTCTAGATAGGGAGAACTGCATGGGCAATCCTTGCCCTGAACCGATAGGTTCAGCTGCAGGTATTTGGGAGAAAGACTGAGCGAAGTCTCAGTTCAGTGATAACCCTCACGTTAGCGAGCACTAACTAACTTAATCCCCATACCGATACTTAGCCGATAGGCTCAACGTCCTACCGGACGAGGGATGGAAAGATGTCTCCCGTTGACATCCCCACTTCAATCAACCAATGGAGACATCTCATGCTGACATCTAAACGAATCAAACAACTGTTCTACATCCACCGTGAACTCGGTGTTGCCATGTTCATGGCCATCTCTGCTTGCGGACAGCTTGTTCTAGGCCTTTTCTGGCCAGAGCCATGCCAGTACATACCTTTTGCTTTTGCGGCTGCTCAAGCCTTCATTGCTGCTTTTCTGGTGCGCAATGTGGTCCGCTTCGAGCAACGCTATCCATCCAACTAAGGAGTTCTTTATGTCCATCTCTCAATGCACCGTAGAAACCAAGGCTGATATCTATTCGGCTTGGTGCCAGGCTCTGCCTCCACTTCAGGTGGCCAAGGCCTTGCGCTTGAAACCTGAAACCGTCATCACCGAATATGTTCGGTTAGATGACGAGCGCCATTACAACCCTTCTTCACAACCTCAGGAGACTACTCATGAATGACCTTCTCAACGACCTCGTCGATGCCGTCGAACAGTTCAGCGATGAACTGATTGACTGCCTCACCACCGAAAACACCGTGTTCGAACCACTGGTGTATGACCACCTAGAACTTCACTAAGAAAGGGTAAACCCTATGTATAAAGCCAAGCTCAAACAAGCTGCACTCGTGATGCTCAATCTCATCCTTTGGGGTGGGATAGGAGCCATGCTTGCATATCGCGGTTGATTCGCATCAACCAAAACACCCGACTTCCTCCACAATGCTGCGCTCTTTGCGTTGCTGTGGGGGTTGTTCTTTTGTCTGGGTGCACGCCCTACCGGGCGAGAAATGGCAAATCCTGCCGACAATCTTTTATCTTTGGAGTCTCACATGTCTTTCAACACCAACACCACTCGCACCCCTGAAGCCAACAACGACAGCTGGAAAGCCCAAGGGTTCATCAACCTGTACCTGCCTTCGAAAGATGGCAAACGCAAGAAGCTCGGTGCTATTCCGCTCAAGGAATCCAAGCACAGCGAGAAGACCTTGCTGCAGTGGCTGAATGAAGACCCGTCGCGCGTCGCTCAGATTCTGAGCAAGCTCGAGATGGAGTTCCAATCGGCTGTCCCAGGCGACGCTTCCGGCTTCGCCCTCGAGTAATCCGTTCGCTCCTAAGTAGGTCATCACTCTCACGAGTGGTGGCCTATTTTTTTTTGTGAGTGGTGGACTGAACCACAGCAAAGACAGTCGACCGTTGTCGCGCTCCTCTTGGCCTACCGGCCGGGAAGACGGACATGTGGCAGGCGCTATCCCGGCGCGCTGGTATGTCCTCTTAGGAGCGAACCTATGGAGACGATTAAGCAGGTGATCCTGCAAGAAATGAATGAGGAGCGGTACAACCGCAAGCACATCGATGCCAAGCTTCGCGCTTTCATCGAGGCAGATGTCGAGACCAATATCAGACGTTGGGATGGTGTCAACCTGGTGCACAAATACATGGCCGGCGAGTACTACCAATCCAAGATGAAAAGGATTGAGCAGCTGAAGAACCTTGATGTTCTGGAGCTGGTCACCGACATCTTGGTAGGCGTGGCCTACTACATGCGACCTGAGCTATTCACCTCGGTGAGTGCCCAGATTGCCAGTCGACTGAAGTTCTCTGACAAGACTGAGGCTATCGCCACAGTAGGAGAACTGCTCGCAGTTCTGTGTCAAACAGACCTGTTCGATATCGACAAGCCAGACAAGATGGCCAGCCTCACGCTGGTATCTAGGATGGCATTGCCAGTCAACTTGGTGGACTTCATTGAGAACTCCCAGTACTTGCCACCCATGGTGTGCAAGCCACTGGAGCTGACTCACAACTTCAGTAGCGGGTACCTGACCCACAACGACACCCTGATATTGGGCACAGGCAACCACCACGATGGAGACATCTGTCTGGATGTCCTGAACCTGATGAACAGTGTGCCGCTAAGGCTAGACACTGAGTTCCTGTCCAAGGTTGAGGAAGAACCCACGTTCGAGCTCGACACCCAGGAAAAAGAAGACTTGTGGCGGGACTTCAAGACCCAGTCCTACAAGTTCTACAACCTGATGGTGCAATGCGACAACCGCTTCTATCTCACCCACAAGGTGGATAAACGTGGCCGCATTTATGCGAGTGGGTACCACATCACTACGCAGGGCACTGCCTTCAAGAAAGCCTCGATTGAGCTCGCTCAAGAAGAGGTTGTCACTGGAGTACCTGAATGAAATCACGCTACTACCTCTACCGCATGGGCAACTTCAAGGAAGCCAATGAACCGGAAGAGCTCACCGACTGCCAAGGCTACTACTGCCTTGACATGGGTGCCGACCGCCAATCTCCCACCTGGGGGATGTGGCTGGGCGGACACCTCAAAGAAGTCAAACCTGACAACTTCCCCACTGCCTTCAAGGCCCATCTACTGATACTGGATGTGCCGTGATTGTTCGCCTCTACTACGCCCAGCAACTGGTGCAGCAGTGGTGGCGGAGCAGTCACTTCTCCAGTCTGGGAGGCATTCCATCTGACATCCGAGAAGCCCATGGCCTCGAGGTCTACAACGGTGGGTACATCTCTTGTACCCCAGGCAATGGCCACGGCACCGAATGGTACCGATGTGACCTCATTCCTGTTCTAGATGCAGAGGTTCCCAAAGAACTTCGACTTCTAGAACTACTCAATCCACCTACCTAAGGACTCAACATGTTCAAGACTTATACCGGCTGGCAATATCTGCTGATTGATGCTGCCACCCACTATGGGCTCGACAAACTCACGTTTGAAGACCGTATCAGCTGGGCTGAAGACAACTTGGTCCAACTCGAGAACCTCTCTGTGTCTGCAGAGACGGCTCCGCTGTACATGAAGGCTGTCCTTGCTATCCGTAAGGCTCAAGCTGGTCTGCCTTCTGGCCACCTCGTGGGCGTCGATGGCTGCTGCTCTGGTATCCAAGTGATGTCCGTTCTGACGGGCTGTCACGCGGGTGCTGAGGCCACTGGCCTGGTCAACCCTGAAGTGCGCGCTGATGCTTACAGTGCCTGCACTGAAGCAATGCAAGTCATTCTGGGCAACAGCCTGGCCGTGTCCCGCAAGGACGCCAAGTCAGCTCTGATGACCAGCTTCTACGGCTCCAAAGCCCAGCCAAAGATCATCTTCGGTGAGGAAACCAAAGAGCTCAGCGCCTTCTATGAAGCAGCCAAAGCTATTGCTCCGGGCGCCTGGGAACTGCTGCAGGACTTGTTGGCCAGCTGGCAACCCTATGCCCTGCAACATGCCTGGGTGCTGCCCGACGGCTTCGATGCTCGCATCAAGGTCATGACCAAAAAGGAAGCACGCATTGAAGTTGACGAGTTGGACCATGCCACCTTCACCTACGAGTTCTACGAGAACCAAGGGCAGAAGGCTGGCCTGAGCAATGCCGCCAACCTGACCCACAGCGTAGATGCTTACATCCTGCGCTCGATGCACCGCCGCTGTAACTACGACCGTGAGGTTGTGGAGCACGCTGCTGCCCTGCTGGAAATCGAGATGATCTCTCGCCACCTGAACCCATGTGCTTACATTGCGGATCCACAAGATCCCATCAATAAGTACCTGGATCACTACAAACGCAGCACCGTTGCCGACGTCGTGATCCTGCCGCTCCTCACAGCTGACAACACCCGTTTCATGTCCCCAGAGCACCTGAACAAGCTGGCCACCATCGTCAACGGCATGCTGCAGTACCAGCCCTTCCACCTCGTCACCATCCATGACGAGTTCAAAGCACATCCCAACAACATCAACTGGGTGCGCTGGCAGTACAAGGAAATCCTGGCTGACCTGGCCGATAGCAACCTGCTGGATGACCTGCTGAGCCAAATCCATGGAACCCCAGGCACCTTCAACAAGTTGTCCAACAACTTGGGTGATGTGATTCGCCACTCCAACTATGGCCTTTGTTAAGCAAACCCACCGCAGGCCGTATGTGAGCTTGTTCGCCAAGTGCACAGAATGCCGGTACCACATCCTTCGGGATGAGGGGTACAGCAACTACACGGTTGAGGGCACTGCCTTCAACTGTGCCATGGGGCTTCATCCAGATGCCCCATTCGATCAGTTCTACGAAAAAGCCAAAGAGCTCAACTATGCCGAGACCTGTTCCACGTTCACCCGTGGGGAAGGCCTTCGCATGGATGTCGATGGCGAATACCTAGACCATCTCACCGACCACCACAAAGAACTTCTAGAACTCGAGAAGACTTCTATGCTGATCAAGCAAGCTTGATTGGCCGAGGCGCCTACCCGGCGCTTGGTGATTGGGAAAACTGGGGCTCATCCGAAAGGGTGGGCCCTATTTTTTTGCCAATCCCGAAAAACTTCTAAACCGATATTCTGACTTCGTCAAAAATCATTTTTTGACTATGCCACGCCTATAGAAAGACCCAACCCGATGCACGACGTAGATAACGAGGATTTCTTCGAGAAAAAACCAACTGACCCACCCAAGATGGCCCCTGAAAGTCCACTGGACGACCTGGCCATCGAGCGTGCGCGCCAGCGTTACGTAGTTCAGCAAAAGCGCGATCAGCTGCGCGAGTGGTTCATCTACCAAGCACCTCCAGGAGTCTATGACCTCTACTTAGAAGAGCGCGCTCAAATCTTTAAAGACCTTGAAGACAGGCAATCCGTGGCCAAAAAGATCCTGGTCTTTTTAATGGCCATGCTGATCACGTTTGCCGTCCTGCAGTGTTTCTACCCGGAGCTCACGAAATGAAAACCATCCTAATCACCATCGGGGCGACAGTCCTCGCCACAACCCTTGTATTAACCGGCAGCGTGTACCTGTGGCTTGAATCCTTGCCAAAGATTTACAACTGCCAGAAAGCCGAAACCGTATGACCTGGATATTAGCCATCTGCACGCTCCACTCCTGGGGCATGTGCGGTACTTACCGCGAGTTCGAGTATCCCAACGAGAAACAGTGCTACCGAGCCATTGATGAGCTTTACAAAAATAAAGGTCAGCAAGAGTACAAGTACGTTGTCTGCTCGCCCAAGGGCAACAGCATTTTGCATGGGAAATAACCATGAGCCCACTGAACAACGACATAGATCCAGATGATCCTGACGAGCTCCTCGAGGAAGAGGACTACGAAGACGATATCTGTTCCGGTTGTAGCGGCTCAGGCGAAGGCATGTACGACGGCGCCACATGCACCAAATGCCACGGCTCAGGAATTGAGCCCGTGGAGAAAGACGATGACCTATGACCTGTAAAGCCAAACAAGAAAACAACGGAGTGTGTCCACACCATAACCTGCAATGTGGGTGGCCTAAATGCAATGAGTTAGAGCAGGAGCCTGTGGCGTGGGTTCCGTATTTGAGCGACCGTGCCGATGGCGTAAAAGGCCATTACGCAATTGCAAGATGGAACCCAAGGGGTTACCGCGAAGTGTGGAATCTTCGCCGCCACGAGTGGGGGGCTTACAGCGATGATGTTTTGAGTCTTGAAGAAGCTGATACTTTGCTTCGGCTCATCACGATCCCAACACGCAAAGTCACATCCCCGCAGCCACCACAGCGCAAGCCGCTGACGGAAGAGGAGATGGAAAAGATTGCAACCGAATACTGGTTATACCCTCGTAAGTTTGCCCGAGCCATTGAAGCCGCCCACGGCATTAAGGAGTAAGACATGAAGACAGTCCTCGCACCTGGAGCGCCCTGGCCAAAACGGGAAAAACCGGTTGAACCGGTAAAACTGACCAAGCCAGTAGCCAAACCCAAGCCAAAGAAAAAACCCAGCAAGATTGCTCACACCGATGCTAAGTACATCGAGTGGGCAGGAAAAAACCTAGGAACTGCCCTATGAAATACCTCGACTTCATTGCCTACCCAGCCATGTACCTCATTGCGTATGTACTGATGGGCTTCATCAATTGGAACCGTGACCCTGAAACCTGGAGCACTGCTGCTCGAGTGATCTGGATCATCTGGGGAACCGTCTGGGGCATGGCCCTGCAATATCGACTCAACCAGGACATCAAATGCTCCAACCTGACCTCCACATCACCATCCACGTAACTGAAGAAGCCATCCGGCTTCTCTGTGGGACGGTTGGCTTTATCGCCATGTGCTGGGTAGCTGTCAAAGCAATCCAGATCCTTCCCAAGAAAGAACCTCATGAATCGCCCTCAAACCCCTGCTAACTGCAAACACGACTGGAAAACTGTCCAGGCCAAGCCCTTCCCTGTCTTTCAATGCCAACGCTGCGGAGAGATGAAGGAGTTCCCTCAAGTCCCAGTGAAGAAAGCACCATGACCCATGTCGCTGTACCTGAAATTCCTCTCCCACGTTGACAGCTTTGATCTCAAAGTCGACATCACCGCTCAACGGCTCTTAGAAATCATCTCAGTGTGTGCTCGACACGAAGCACTGACTGTTACTGAAGCCATGGAGCTACAAGAGTTGGCTTCAGCAGCCACTCTGCATCGCAAACTTGATGACCTGCGCAAAGCAGGCTTGATTTTTCATCAGTACGAAGGTGAAAACCGCCGTACCAAGTTTCTATACCCCACTCAGAAGGCCTTAAACCATTTCAGCAAGCTCAGTGCTGCAATGATGGTGGCCATTGGAGAACAACCATGACCGTTAAGTGTCTTGACCAGAACCAAAAGGATTTCATCGCTGCTGGTTACAGAGAACGTGTTTTCACTACCGATGAGCTTGCACTGATGCACGGCGTGTCTAAAAGGACTGTTCAACGCATCCTCGTTGAAATGGGTGTGAATCGCATCCGTTTCTACCGTGGCCGCAAAGCCAAGATTGCCACACCCGCTACCGAGGCGCTCCAGATCGACATGTTCGAGCCCGCACCTCGCTCCATCAAAGACATCGTCATTGATTTCATCGCAAAGACGATCCAGCACTTCAAAAAATGATCTCTGCAACCAACCCCCAGCCGCAGCTCCGCGCGGCGCCCATGGGACTCTTTCCTACATTTGGAAGCCTCCAAGAAGTCATAGACTTCGCTGACTCCAAGCTCCCCATCACAGACAAGAACGACCTGTTCAGTCTGTTGATGACCTACCACAACACCCTCCTGAAAGTTTCGTCGTGCAAGTAAAAATCCCCCAGGCCATTGACTTGGTCACCGACTACATCAAAGCAGGCATCGTCCCTATGCTCCATGGCTCGCCCGGTATCGGCAAGAGCCAAATCGTGCATCAGATTGCCCAGCAATACGGCCTTGAGCTCATCGACCTGCGCTTGTCCCAGTGTGACCCCACTGACCTGGCTGGCTTTCCCCAGATCGATGAAGCCCGCAAGAAAGCAGGCTACCTGCCCATGGACACCTTCCCATTGGAAGGTGAGTCTCCCAAGGCCGGCTACAACGGCTGGCTGCTGTTCTTTGACGAAGCCAACTCAGCTCCTAAGGCAGTGCAGGCAGCGGCCTACAAGATCCTTTTGGATCGCAAGATTGGCCAGCACAGCTTGCACAAGAACTGCGCACTCGTGGCAGCAGGCAACCTGGAGACAGACGGCGCCATCGTCGAAGAGATGAGCACTGCCCTGCAATCACGCCTGTCTCACATCGAGCTGCAGGTGGATTCCGACAGCTGGGTAGAGTGGGCTCAAAAGAGCGACGTGCATCACATGATCACCTCGTTCATCCAGTTCAAGCCTGGCCAGCTCTACACCTTCAAGGCCGATCACACGGACAAAACCTATGCGTGCCCACGCACCTGGGAATTTGCCAACCGC